GTTTCCCAGTCACGATCTGAGCGGCCAGTGTGCCCTCCGCAGCGGTCAGCGCCTCACGGTTGCGGATGGTCGCCAAGGACAGCTTGTTCTCAGCAGCCTCAGCATCAGCGAGACGAATGGTGGCAGCGGTGAGACGATCTCGCGCAGCTTGGTTCGCGATGAAGCGACCAGTCTCTGCATCACGAGCGCGGCCAGCTTGGAAAGCAGCGGTCGCCTGAGCATACTCAAGTCTTGCAGAAGCAACACGCGCAGCGTTTGACTGAGTCGTCAGAGCGAGTTGAGCTTTGCGTGTCTCAAGCAGAGTAACCTCTGCGGCACGAGAAGCGACCATAGTGGTGCGACGCTGGATCTCAAGAGCGTTGGTTGCAGCGATCGCTCCACCAATGCGGCGAAGCGTTGCCACCATGCTGAGACCGACGGTGATGAATTTCTGAGCGAAGAACGCAGCGGCACCAAGAGCAGCGGTCGCAAACAGACCAGCGATGATGTTCAAGTGCTGCGAGATGAAGATGATCGCGTTTGCCAGCTTCGCACTCGCTCCAGTGGCGGTATTGATCTCGTTGATGAAGCGAAGCAGGTTGTTCTTCGCAACCTCCATCGCCTGACCCACCGTCGCTTGGGTCTTGCCGAATGCAGCATCAACTTCGGTCCCGGCAGCTTTCAGGGCATCGGTCACCACTTGGGCAGTCAGCTTGCCTTCCTTACCCATCTTGCGAAGTTCACCACGAGTGACCCCGAGGTGCTTCGCGATCAAATCAGCGACATACGGCAGTTCTTCGAGAACGGCACGAAGTTCGTCGCCAGACAGTCGGTCGGAGGCAAGGCCCTGCCCAAGCTGGATGAGGGCCTGACTGGCTTCACGAGTCGACGCGCCGGAGACAATGGCAGCTTTGGACAGAGTCTCGGTAATCCTGATCACGTCTTGCTGCTGGAGACCGAGACGCTTGGTCGACAGAGCGATACGAGCGTAAAGCTCACCAAGAGTCTCGTAGCTGGAACGAGATCGGTTCGCCGCATCGAACAGTTGGTTCTGGACACTGATCAGTGCCTGCGTCCCGCTGACAGTGAGCTTGAGCCTGTTCTGGATATTGACCAGAGCATCAGCATAGTGGATCAGAGAGCGCACGACCCCGGCAGCGCCCAAGACGTAGAGAGCGCGCTGCATGAGGTAGAGACTGCGAGTTGCACGATCGGAGGCGTTGCCGATCTGATCGATCTTGCGCTTGATGACAGTTGCACCAGACTCACGAAATCGAATGACGACGTCTTCAGTTGCCATCAGGCTTCTTCCTCTCGATCGTTGCGAGGATCAAACACGCGAAAGCTACGAAGCTCATTTCTGGCTTCGAGAACGGCGACCTCTACGGCACCGCCGTTCATTGCTTTATCAATATACGGAACGTTATTCGAGATATAGATGGCAGTCTTCAGACCGACACCAGAAACACCGCGAACGGAGTTGATACGAGCGCGTCCGGCATCAATCGTTGCACGAGCATTTGCAGTTTCACCGATCCCTTGCCCCTGAGCCTTGCTGTGCTTGGGATACTTGAAATATGGCTCGATCACTGCACTCGTGGGATTGCCCAAGCCGACGCGCCAGTTGGACCGCGCGAGACCGGTATCGACCTTGGTGCTGTGAACGAGCGACTTCAGGGTCTTGACAGCCATTCTCCTCGTCAGATTGGAACTGGAGTTCACAACCTGCCGCCCGCGCTTGCGGATGTTTTTGGAGAATTGAACGGTAGGCATCAACCCTGCTTTTTCTTCATGTGCTTCAGATAAGCCAAATCCATCTGGACGATATGATGGTGCATGGCCTCTCTTTGATCGTCGTCCAGTTCAACCTCTGTGCAGTATTGCTCGATGACGAGCCACGGAATAGGTCCAGGTTCCATTCCGAAAACTCGCGAGGAAGTTAGCCTGAGGAACCCTAGATAGTATAGCTCCAGGCCCGGCCAAATGCTAGGGGCATTTTCAATACGATCAGGCAGAGGCAGCCCGCTCTTGACGGACTGCCTGATGATCTGTTCTTCGAGAGGTCCTTGAGTGAGCTGATACTCAAGGACGCTTACGAGTTTCCCGACTCGTCCTCCAGTTCGGCCTTCCGGAAGTTGGCGATCGAGTTCGCCTGTTCCTGGATGTCGATGAAGAGGTTCGGAAGGGCCTTCAGCGTCTCGACGACGCTATCGTAGTTGAAGGGCAGGATATCGCCTTCACGGCCCTCGATGCCGGTCTTCCAGCTGTCGTCGCTCTTGACCTGCCAGTCCAGGATGATGGTCTTGGCGTAGATGTCGGTCATGATGGAGCGGGAACGCTCTGACGAAAGGGCACCAGCGTCCATGGCACGACGAACAGGCTTGAGGGCCTTCTCGGCATACTTGACGTATTTCTTGTTCCCCTGACCGGCCGACGCGATCTTCACGCGGAAATCACCGTAGTCGAGATAGACGCCCGTGTTCTCCAGGTCCTCGTCCGTCTCGAAGATATCATACATTCCCATCTATATTTCTCCTGTTCTAGGTGGGTGTGACTGCCGCTTACGCGGCAGTCGGGACGTAGTTGAAGTAGGTAAGAGCCAGCGTGTGAGCGAGGTTCGTGGCGTCGATGTCCTCGCCCGAGGCGGCATCGGTGTTCAGCGGCAACGTGATGGGTTGATCCACTTCCACCTTGAGACGGCCGTCGCCGAGCGAGATCAGCGGGATATCGTAGACCAGCGCCGTATTGTCCTTGACGAACGAAATGTCGAGAGTGACATCAGCGTTGTTGCGAACCGCCTGCGTCGCTTCCACCGTGGCGAAGTAGGCCGTCAGCGAACCGGAGACCTCGAAGGTGCCAGCCGTCACGTCGAAAGCGCCCAGGACACCGACCGCCTTGTTGGGCGAGACGTTGTTGTTGACCGTGAGCTTCGCTTCCGTCACGTAGGCGAACAGAGCCGACGGTGCCTCGTTGGTGCTGGAGACCGTGGAGAGACGGATGCGGCCGATATCGCTCGAAGTGTTGTATTCCGAAGCCGCAGCGAACACGCCGACGCTGCTCTGCTTGGGACCATCGGTCGCCAAACGCTGCACGTTGTCGGTGGCAACGAAGGTGAGATCGATGTTCGCCAGATCGGCCTGCGGCACGTTGAGCGTGAACTCGTTGGGCACCGCGCCGACCAGAACTTCGGACTGGACCTGAGCGGGGTTGGACGTATCGGGAACACCGAGCGTCCGCTCCACGTTGTAGGTCCGGCGCTTGATGAGCGAACCGGTCTCGTTCTTCAGAACATCGCCGAAGAACAGGCGGATGGTCTTGCCGGCGACGCCAGCATCGGCCACCATCGCTGCGTCCGACTTGTCGAAGGTGATGCCGGTGGTCGCCACCGAGCGAACCCGCTTGAAGCCATTGTTCGTCGCATCGGTGAAGGTATTGGCCGCGACATCGCCGCCGATGTAGACCCACTGACCGGGCACGATGCCCAAGGTGGTGAAGTCCGCCAGACCGCCGTTGGATTTCAGGACCGGAAGATCGCCGGTCGCATCGATCAGGGCATCACCATCGGTGAACTCGTAGCCGACGACCTTGATGTCCGCCGTCGCGGGCGGGCTGGCTTCGGCAACGAGCTGACCATCGGCGACGCCGACCGAGGTATCAGCGGTAACGGCGGTGACGACGTTCAGCGCGTTGTTCTTGGAATTCGCGAAGTTGCGACCGATGATCAGGCTGCCGACGAGGAAGCCGGTCGTGCTGGCCACATCGTAGACATCGGGAGCGAGCGAAACGTCGACAGCCGTGACGACCTGCTCGGGCTTGATCCGCGTATCAGCGAACATGATGCCCTGCATGATGTCCGTCAGGTTGGCGAACGTGAGATTGTGGTTGAAGCCGCCGCTCGCATTGAGATCGGTCGTCACCCCCTTCCGGCGCTGGCGAGACGGGTTGATCGGGTTCGGCGCCTTGGTGACAACCTCACCGCCGAAATCGTTGTAGCTGTTCGGGTTGAGCCGATACCACGTCGGCGTTCCGGCGTTGCCGCCTTCACCGGGAAGATAGCCAAGCGCCGCTTCTTCGGCGTAGGCGAGGCCGGTGATGTTGGAGTCGATCTTGCTGACCTGAGCCATTCCTGGCCTCCTTACTTCGTTTCGTGATATTCGAAATCAACAAGAACATTCACACGATAGAAAGAACCATCACGGTCTTGTTCGTTGACTCGAACGTTTCTGAACCACACCCCATTCGGTGAAGACACACCTTCATATGCGTCGGCTATCATCTTAGCCAAGGCATAGGCGCTTTGCAAGCCAGTTGCGTATGGAACATGGATCGTCGTAATAAGGACACCGGTCCGAAGGAATTGCCTTTGACCGACGCCACCGAGTGTATCTTGCTGACCGGCAGCGTGACGAAGGATCGTCTCTGCCCAAGGGTTCTGTGCGGTCTCATTCGCGCCGCGAGTATTCTCGAAATAGAGTTCGTAGCCGGTGGGGTCCCACGCAGCCTTCAGCAGATCAAGGATGTCATCGACTGCGGAAGCGTATGTCAGGCTCATCGTCTCACTCCGATATAGGTCAGGAGAGTGACGTTCTGCGGTTTGAGAGTCTGCGTTGGGCCGATCACGTATTTGACTCCGCCATCGTTGACCCACGAATACTCATCAACTGAGTTCTCACCCAGGAACGTGATGTAAACTCGCTCACACACCGTGAGAGGTCCTTGAAGGTCAGTGGCATCGCCCAAAGCGGAGAGCTGAAAGATGCGGACAGCATTCGGCAGAAGCTGAAGCGCAGGAACGATCAAGGTATCAGGAGTTCCGGAGACCCCATTCCACGGACGATTGGCGTCAGCAGGCGCAGCAGTCTTCTCTAGCGTGATCTGACGACCAAGCTTCGTGATAAGCCCTTTCGCTTTCAGAGCCAGCTTATCATAATCGATTGCCATTACCTGTAGACACCACCTGAGCTGATGAGCCAGAATTTCAGAAGACGATCCGCCGCCGGATAGGAGCGAATTTCGTTGACTTGACCGCCGGTCTGGTAGGTCACCTGATCGGTGATGGGACCGACGATGCTCAGGGTGCTCTTCACGAGCTGACCATTGTCTTCAACCGTAGGATCGGGAAGTAGAGCAGCGGAGAGAGCGCGCAGAGCGTATTCTGCGGAAGCCTTCTTGAGATCTTCCGGAATTGCGTTGGTGACGGCTGCACCTTTGCGATCGTAGACGTAGTCCCTCGGCCACGACAGAGTCGTCGCATCAGCCGAAAGAGCACCTTTCCAACGATCAGCGAAACGGAGCTCGATGTAGTCGGTAGCCTTGATGATCGCAGCTTCTTTGTCGGCCACGGCAGCAGCGGACCAGACAGTATCTCCGCGATCAGTGAAGTAGGTATCGGCGTAGGCTTGATCGATGTAGCAGTTCGCGTCTGCGACCCCGGTGCCATCTTCAGGAGTGAGCGTCATGATCTTTCCTTACTGGAGCGGGAACGATTGAGGAGGAGTGAAGCTCGTTGTGTAGCGAGGAACACCGAAAGTGATGCGAGTCGGTCCGATATTTCCACGGAAACGGCGAGACGTGTTGTAGACGTAATCACCGATTGTCATATCCTGAGTGTTTCCTGAGGGTGTGTTCGTCTCAGTAGCAGTCGCTGCTTGAAGAACTCCGTTGATGAACATTTTGTCGACAGAGGCGTCACGAACAAACGCACCGTGGATCCACTGACCATAGGATTGGTTCGTATCATTCACAACTTGCGTATTGACGGAGCCTGAGAGCCACGTTACGAAAGCAATTTCCCCAGGATCAGCGCCAGCCATATGAACAGTGATTTCTTCTGCGCTGGCGGTATCTCTCTTATTGAAAATGCCGTTGGTCAGCCCTGCGCCAGTGCAGTAGAACCAAGCCTCGAAGCAGAAGTCAGTCGTGTTTGCCACGCTCATGCTCGAAGCCGTGTTGTCCAGCCAGACAGAATTGCTCCCATCGAGGAGCATGGTGTTCTGCCCGTTGAACGTATTGCTCGTATCAGAGACAGGAGTCCCAACGGAGGTCATCGTCTGCCCAGAGGGGCAGGCCGCAGTAGCGAACTGATCCCAGCTATTCATGGCGAACAGAACATTCGCGATATAGGGATCAGATGCAACCGCAGAGGCAGCGATCCTCGCAAGGCGGCGCTTTCTGGCATAGAAAAGCGCAGCCCGAACTCGGTCGTTCGAGAGTGTTCCCCATCTCGGGCTGCGCGGCTGGATCATGTCTTACCTCGTGGGACGCTGAGCGCCACGCGAATTCTTGCGGGCGAAAGCCTTGTCGATCGCGGCGCGCGGATCGAGCTTGGCGATGTCGGAGGGCTTGAGCCCGCCCAGGACTTCCTCGATCGTGACTGGGAAAC